CTCCTAGCCAGTTCAATGAACATCGGATTTACAGTCCGAGCTATGTCTTTAATAGTATAATGACCCCAAAAATTAACTCCAAAAGAAGTGCCGATATTTAACTAGCTGTGTTAGAATATCAGTATCTTTATCTTGAATAAGCTGTTCAATTCGATTGACCTCACCATACTTCTCTTCGTACGTTCTACCGTCATCAACCATCTTGAACATCTTTACTTTACCGTTTTCATCGGGTTCACATGGTACGAACATATCTTTAAGAGGCGGGTGTGGTGGATAGGCAGCATCAAGATCCTTTTCAAGCTGAGGACGTTCAATAGTGATATAGTCATAGGCTGATTCAAGCCAACGTGCAAACTCTACGGCATGCTCTCCCGTACCTTCCCAATCAGTATGACCATGAAGATATTCATCTTCATAAAAACCTTTAATGAATTCAAAGTTTATAATCTCGATAAGATGTGAAACGTCAACCCAAGTACGAGGCACGGCTTTACGAAAGCGCTTGTTCGCAGGATTAAAGATAGGACGGATTTTATCATAGTACCGCATCTTCCAACTAAACGGAAAAAGGTCCCACTTACTACGAATACCGAACTTATCATCCATAAAGTTCCAAAACTTACCACGAAAGGACTTCTTATAGTCCTCGTAGTCAGCGAAATCACAACGCAATACATGATTGCGCGCTTGAAATTTTTCAGGTGTCATTAGTATTTTTTTACAAGCTTACCTTTGACTTTAATAAAGCCAGAGTCTTTGTTCTTAGTGAATTTTATAGCATCGAAGTTTTCTTTATATTTTCTTCGATCTTTAACTCGATTATCTTTTGATCCTTTACCCGCCATATTAGTGTTTAGTGATTGTTGCTTCGATCTTATTTACCCACCACCGGCCTTTATTTCCACGAAGATTATTCTTCTTAAGACGACCCTCCATGGTAAGCTCACGAAGGATGAACCCTGCACGAGTTGCATCAACTCCAAGCTCTTCACAAACATCAGAGACAGAGAACCTACCATTCATAGCAAGGATCTTCTCTCTGTCCTTCTCCTTACGTTCAGTCTTCTTCGACTTCTTCTCTTCCTGATTACCGGTAGCCTGGACTGCAGTAAAGTTATACCCCGTGCTCGTAAACGCGCAAGTATAGTCAATACCAGGACCGAAGCGGTTCTTAGTAAAGTAGATTCGACGGAGATCAGGCATCTCGCCAATCTCAACAAAGATATTCACGTCAACGGCGTAGGTAAGAAGGTTATTACCCTTAATGACACCGCCCTTGGTTAGGTGACAGATGATAATCACTACGCACTCCGTCTCCTTTGCCTTATTAATAAGGGTCTCAATCGCCTGCTTCTCTTCCATATTGCCCTTATCAACGGCATGGAAAGAATCAATAACGACGACATCAACGTCATCCATAAAGCTGATAATCCTCTTAAGATTAGACTCATTACAGACACCGACTTCGGTAATACCAAGTCGACGACAGGCAAATGCTACCTGATGAATAGATTCCTCTGCGGAGACAAATCCAACGCTATGACCATTCTTAGCCATTCCATTAAGGATCTGAAGAACCATTGTTGACTTACCAACACCGGCTTTCGATGAGATAGTCGTAACCGATCCCGGGAGCATTCCACCTCCGAACATATCGTCGACTTCAGGGATGCCGGACTTAACGCGGCGATTGTAGATATCAGGAATCTGAATATCTTTGATGGCTGTAAACGAGGTACTCTGTAGGTTTATTTTCATATAAAGATTATGGCTGAAGTAGCCAGGAACGGCAAGATTAGAGTTTCTTAAATTTCGTCTCTGCATCCTTGAGAGAGCGATAGGTCCATCCAGCAACACCCCATTGCGAAGTTGAGGGATAGGCTTCTCCAGGTGGAATCTTCTGTCCACCAAGTTCATAACCGTTATGTCGGTTAATCTTGACAACTTCAAAGGTTGTCCCTTCCTGACCTTTCTTTGATTGTTCAAAGATTGCCCTATCCCCAACACGCTTAATTTGAGTGTAGGTGAATCCCTTTTTATCAAACTTTTTAGGTAGTATCTTCATGATTCTTTAATAGTAGAGGTTTTTACCGGGGAACGCAAGCTTATTTCCCGTTAATTTCAAGTGCTCGTTGAAGGAAAGCTTCGCCAATGGCAATGTTCACGTTCCTGACGCCAAGTTCTTCACGAACTTCGGTAACAGTCTTACCCTTCTTTAGCAAAGTAAGCGCATCGCGGCAAATATAATGCTTTAGAAACTCTTCTTTAGACCCAACTTTCTTTGCTTTCTCTTCGAGGTACTCGCTGTTTGTTGGACGTTCCTTTCCTGTAATTATACAGGTGAGTGTATTCGGATCTTTGGCGATTGCCTTCTTAAATCGTTTATTAATTTCTTCAGCGTTTAGCATCTGGTTATAGTAAAAAATTGTTCAGGAATATGCAATAGAAAAGTTGCAAAAAAAGGACCGGCCACTAAATCATAGCAGCCGGTCCCTCTCATTGTTCAGTTAAGATTAAGCAACGGTAATTGCATTAGTCTTGATTGCACGTGTAATGTCACGTGCGTCAACGCGCTTGATAGAGCGCTTGAACTGATTGGTACGGTTGAGAACCTTAGCGCGCTTAACGGTAAAGCTACCGTCACGGTTACGCTCCATCGTTACGAAGAACGTCTTCGGACGAAGATTCTTGTTAGTATAATCGATCATTTTTATTTCACCTCCTTTTTGTTTTCTCAATAGTGGTATCTAATTTTTAGTAATCCACTATTAAATTTTAAAATTTTCTGGAAGCTTAATTTCTTCCGGGGTAGGAAGAAGATAGCTATCGGTTCTGGCCTTCCGGCTAGTGCTCTTACGCCTATAGCCGACGAGATAATGCTTACCATCTTGTGTACTCTTAATAATTGGTACTAAGCGGCCTTTCATAACCAATTTTTGAATGTTGTTTGGATTCATCTTTCCCATATGATTTCAGGATGGTATATGGTAACGTGAATTAAATCAAGCTGTTTTTATTGTTTTTGGATACACGTCAGTGTTTTCAGCGATCTTAACCCCTTCATATGGAGCGATTACCCGACGATAGAACTCAATTTTACAACACTCAAGTGCACCGACGATTTCATTGAGCGTATTGTAACAAAGCTTATGATCGTCTATATATTGCTGACAAACTTTCGTTATAAGATAGTTTAATTCCCCAGCGTTTTCGATGTTCGGTAGAGCTGTAAGAGCTTTTGTGAACCTCGCTCGTTCTTGCTTTTTGATATAAGGCATGTAACCATGGTAAAATTAAAAAATTCTAAAATCAAGGCTTGAAATTATTTTTGTCCTATATAATATACCAAACGATGAAACGCGCTAAGAATAAAAAACCTGTAAAAGTGGCTAAGAAGACCGCTAAGGTAAAGCCTATTACTAATGATGGTGCTCCTAAGAGCAGGATCATGGCTTGTGTTGTTACTGGGCTCGAACGCCGTGTATCAAAGGCAGGGATAGCGAAAGGTATTAAGAAATTCGGTGATCTAGCTACATTCATTGAGCACTACGTGAGTAATGAAGCAAAGAGACTTCTTCGCCAGCGTATATCACCTGAAGAGGTTCAGAAGCAGCTCAGACCTGCTAATCTTAAGCCGTTCTCTATCGATAAGCAGGTTCTTGCACGTCTTAAGCTGCTTAAGAAGCAGCGAAACAAGAAGATCACCCTTGAGGAGGTAAAGCAAATATCAATTAAATGGATCCCTAAGGAACCACGTTTTTACTCAACTAGAGCGGAATATATCATCGACAATACAAAGAATGGTTCATGTATTGCCCCTCAACTTTTTCTTGATTCAGATCGTTGCTGTGATCATTGTCAGTATATAGCCCACTGCTTGTCCACGGCTAAGACCTTCTCAAAGAAGTACAAAGCTACTGCTTAGTATCCTTCATACGTTTTTGTATATTTGACGTATCTATCTGTAGTATCAGTCTTTTGAATGATAGGTGTCGGTATTGTCTTTTGATATCTTATTGTAAAGACAATAACAATATCACCAATCTCCATTAAGAACGCCAAGAGAAAACAGACCAATGCTGTAACATCGGCATTTAAGAGAGCATCGAAAGAGACCTTAATAATATTGTCTGTACCTTGAATCTTTACAGGTTTAAACTTTGTATTCAATGTCGAAGCAATTGATGAAATAAGACTGTTCGCATCAATTACGGCAAACTCAAGCTCTTTAAAGTTCGTTGGTGTTTCAATATTCTTCTTACATGCTATAATCTTATCCCCGAGCAATTTTTCTGATTGATTAAGTGCATTCAATTGATCGGAAACTTCTTGATCAACGACATCGGTTTGTTTCTTTAGTTCTGTTTTTGCTGCTTGAAGTTCTATATCAGATTGTGCTTGAAGCTTTCTTACTTGTGCTTGGAGCTCTTTAGCACGAGGGCCATCACCTGCTTTTCCCTTTATACCCTGACGCTCATCTATTACTTCTTGATTTGCATCCTCAATTTGCTGTTTAAGATTAGATGTTTTTGAAATTAAAGTTTTCTCTATTGTGGTTTTTTTATCTCTTCCGTTATTGTTAATTTCAAGTTGCTGTTGTTGTACAGCTTTCTTGCTTTCAGCTTCAAAATATGATAAAGCATCGGTTATCTGAACCTTGCTTGATTTTAAACTATCTTGTACCCCGGTTTCAGAATATAAACCGGCAAAGTCAAAGATTGTTGGTAGGAGACTTAGAAATAAGCTTAGTGCAGCAGCTTTTATTGGAAACTCCTTCCGACCAAAAAGGATAATTTTTACACAGTACGGTAACCCCACAACAGCAACACTTGCTAGGGCGATCAAAAACCAGTTCCAAGAAATAAGAATAACATTAAGAGCATGAAACGCAAAACAATACGCTACAAAAATAATAAACCAGTAAACAATATCAATTGCAGCAGCGGCTATCTTATTATTGGTCGTGAAGCCAAAGATAGTATGATATTGCGGTATAACAGTATTTGCTGTAACTGCTTGGCGTTGAAATAAATTTCTAAGAAATTCCACGCTAATATTTAATCATAGCTAGAAAAAAGCGTATGTCTTCTTTGAGGTTCTTGAGATAGGTAGGAAATAACCTATTAAGAACAAATACTATTACTCTCATATTTGCGTCCTAGGGACACGTATATATTTATAGCTGATTGATACTGGTTTTTCAAGTAGCTACTTTTCCCAACAAGAGCATCTGTTATTTTAAGGATTTATGCATAAATAATTTCGATCATGTCTGATAACGCACGGTTTCATAATAAGCTTCATAGAAAGAACCACCATACTAGCCCAACTAGCGGGTATCCTGATTCTGCTACCGATCCTATTGCCTCAGCGGCTGAGCCGTTTCAGGGCGATTTTTATCTAAATGGTAATCTTAATGTAACCGGCGCTGTTAATACAACATTTCAGACACTTTCAAATATAAGTCTACCGTCTCCCGTTCTTTCAGCTTCTATTGGTTTTAGGCCTACGAACTCTTTAATAATTCAATTAGCCGGGGTAAAGTATGCTATACCCGTTACATACGTTGGCAGTGGAAGTGCACCTGTTGTAGTACAAAACTCACTAAGTGGTGTAACAACATTTTCAAATGGTGTATCGGTAATCGGTTCTCTTTCAGGTATTGATAGTATTAACTGGAACAATATTGCCTCTATTGTTACGGCAAATAGTGGTTCTTGGAGCGGTGGTAATAGCTCTTTTGTAGCGGTAAATGCACTTAGTGCGAATTGGAATAGCACTTATACAACTGTAAATGCAAATAGTGCTAGTTGGCAAGCAGGAATACCCGTAGATGCGTTTGTTGTAGCTAATAGTGCGACATCAACATACGCTTTCAATAGTACAACTTTTGCTAAAATTTCAGCACAACCGTTTACGTTAACAGGTTTACCGTCAATACAAGCTAATACTACAGGTAGCCAAGCAACCGGTAACTACTCCGGTGTTTTGGGTGGTTCTTATAATACAGCTTCTGGTTATGGTACAGTTGTTACAGGGGGTGGTAGCAATACAGCTTCAGGTTGTTATGCTTCAGTTCTCGGTGGTATTAGCAACAACGCTATAGGGAACTACTCAGCAACTCTCGGTGGTTGTAATAACGCCGTTTCAGGTAATAATTCTTTTGCTATAGGGTCAGGTCTTGCTTCAAATGTGCCGAACTATACATTTGTAAATAACCTCTCATCACAAAGCTTTGTACAAGCTTCGAGTGCTTATTCGAATTTTTTACGTGTTAGTCCGAGTAATACCGGAACATCTCTCTCCAATACACGTGCTGAATTCATTTCAAACTGTAATAATTTTACACAAGTCAATCATCAAAATATAAATTCTGGTACCAATGCCTCAACTGATATTGTTGTAACAGCGGATAACGGCAATGATAGTCAAAATTATCTCGACGTTGGTATTAATAGTAGTACATATGCTGTTTCGTCATATAGTATTACGGGTCCGAATGATGCTTATATCTATACTCAGAGTAATAATTTAGCTATCGGAACTGCTTCAAATGCTGATATCCTTCTTCATACAGGTGGTACATTAGCTAGCAACGAACGTGTCCGTGTTACAGCAGCAGGTAATGTCGGTATTGGTACATGTACACCGACGTCTAAATTAACTGTTGTGGGAAGTATTTCAGCTTCTGGTAACGTGTTTTCTAACAATACTGTTTATACTTTTGGTGCAAGTCCAGGCTCAATATATCCAAATAAAGGTAGTAATACCGTATCGAATGTCTACGCTACTATTGGCGGAGGCCGTGGTAATCTATCACAGGGTTCAGGCTCTGTTATTTCAGGTGGTTGTAGTAATAACGCTGTTGGTTGTAATAGTAGCATACTTGGAGGATGCACAAATACTACCACAGGTAACGGGTCGATAGTTGCCGGTGGTGTTTGTAACACATCGTATTCAAACTACGGAAGTATACTCGGTGGTAGTAATAATTCAGCTTGTAGATTCGGTGTTGTAACCGGTGGCTGTGCAAATAATGTTGTTGGTTGCTATTCTGTCATTGGTGGAGGTTCTAGTAATACAGCTTCATGCGTTTATGGTGTTATCGGTGGCGGATATAATAATACAATAAGTGGAGCGAATGGTTACATAGCGGGTGGATGCGGTAATACTATCAATAGCGGAGCATGTAATGCGTTTATTATTGGATCCGGTATAACTGCTACGTGCTCTGGTTACACGTATGTTAACGGGATTATTGCGTGTAATAATGTGTGTACTGGTGGTGTAATTACCGGAAATTTAAATGCTAATGGTTCGACAGTCACTAATGCATTTTCTGCTCAAACTGCAAACATATATAGTTCGTCTATCTATGATTCTGTTATTGTAAGAACTAGTATCATGTGCGGTAATATGACTGTCTACGGTACTTTAAGTTCACCGAGTTTTGCTTTATTACCAGGAAACAAATATTCAACATATCTTGGTAACGGGTCACTTTCAAGCTTTACAGTAAATCATAATTTAAGTACAACTGATGTTGCAGCAACTGTAGTAGATCAAAATACAAATCAGGTTGTTTATCCCTCGATTTGTGTACCAAATTCAACGCAGTTACAGGTTGGTTTCTCGTTCGTACCATCTGCTTCAGCATATAAGATTTCAGTATTAGGCCTTTAATTATACTCACTATACTTGAGGCCTTTAATGTTTAAATAAGTAAATTATATGCCTAATAGTAATAACGCATTACCTACAACCGGGCGCCTATCTTTACAGGATATTGCTGATGCTTTTTATCTATATAAAGCATATGCTGATGGTAACACTGTTGCAATTGATGATTATTACGGTGACTTGATCAAGTATTACAACCCACTCATACCATCGATTCCAACGTCTGTAACAAAGAAAATTAATATTGATATATTTCATGGTAAGCGTTATGGATTACCGATTCCATTAACGATTAATTCACCGGTAAATAATTATAACGTCTTTGATCAGGCCGAGATATATGCACAAACTACTTACGGTTTAAAATTAAATACACCCGGTATACCGTTTTTTATAACTGTAACAAATAACAGCACTGTTGGCTCAACAACTACTACAGCACCTGGTGTTAATACCAATATTACCAACTTTACGACACCTGGTAGCTATACATGGACAGTTCCAACAGGCGTAGCATCAGTAAATATTGTTGTTATAGGGGGAGGAGGCGGTGGTGGCGGTGGTTCTACAGATA